GCAGCGCCGTCACGTCAAACACAAGCGCGCGGGATACGGATTACGACGCGGCGTTGCTCGCAGCTGTCGCTATCTTCGGAGCGGATGCCGACTTCGCAGCGTATTCAATAGACCTTGTAATGAATGAAGAGTTGCCTAGGGCGAGCGGTGTGTAAGGGTGGTAAGCGCGACAGGGTTTGAACCTGTAACCTGCGATTTAGAAGATCGCCGCTCTATCCAGTTGAGCTACGCGCCTGTGGTTGCCCCGGTTGGATTTGAACCAACAACCTATGAGATATAAGCTCATTGCTCTAACCGTTGAGCTACGGAGCGGTGGTGCCAAGAGCCGGAATTGAACCGGCAAGCCCGGAAAGGCAGCAGATTTTAAGTCTGCCGTGTTTACCTATTTCACCATCTTGGCAAAAGATTTAGCTGCTTCAAGTCCTTGTATTATAATAACCTCCGGTGAGTGCTTCAAGTGATTTATCACTCTGTCGGTATACATCCGCTTACACTCTATTTCCACACCGTTACTTAAGAGAAAGTCCGGTGGTTCAGGGCGCGTGTATTCAACCCCGGCAACCTTGAGTGCGTCTTCAACTACTTTCTCTACAGGGTCCATTTGCCTCACCGTTGACTTAAAAAGCGACCCGCATTCGCGCGGGTCTAGGAGGGAAGTTAAAAGACTTCGGGTTTCAGACCCAGCGGTTCACAACCGCTTTCGAAAACTGATGCTTCCTCCCCTGTGACGCCAAAAACGTAATACCACTCGTCATCACCCTTACGTGCTTTAAGACGCGGTTCGCCATCGCCGTCAAGCTCCAGCTTCCACTCGATTGTGTCCTCGTTCGTCTGCCCTGCGATAATGTGTTTCACGCCCGTTACTCCTTGTTAAATCTGAGCTGTGTTTGACGGGGTGTAGTCTTCCCCGCACCAGTTTTCAATTTCAGTGCTGGCAATTTCGAAAACCTTTCGCACAACCGCGCCTATCTCACCCCACTGTTCGAAATTGCACAAATGGAGAAGCGTGTTATGTGGTTTAAAGTCAACATTCATACACCCGTCGAATCTTACGCTGCCAGACGCGAAACATTCTTCCTGCCATTCGTCGTTAACCCCTGATTGTTTGAACAGTTCAAAACCCATGACCGCAGAATTGATCATTTCGATCTTCACCCCATAATCGCGAGTCAACTGCTTGATCACGTCCGTTACTCCTTGTTAAATTCGAACCATCACTTTACACAACGCTACATGTCTGTCAACTAGCTAAATCAGTTGCGTGACGTTACACTCTCGCCATGCCTGACTACACCGGATTCTTTCTTAATTCAAAGCGCAATGTGATTGCGTTCGAAACGCTTGAAATCTCGCATCCGAATTTCAGTCAGACCTTCTATCTGGTGCGCAACAAACGCCCCACTCTTAGCGCCACTCTGGAAGGCGATGAAGACCCTACGGTGTTCCAGTTCGTTCCAATGCGTTTAAGGCTTCCTGAAAAGTCGCGGCCTCTTGACCAGTCGATTGAAATTCAACTCGGAGACCTTGGCGAAATTCTACCCGCTGAAATCGACGCGGTGAAGGCAGCGGACGCGATGCAGACGCGCCCGCTCCTCAAATACCGCGCGTTCCGATCCGATGATCTCAGCGCCCCTATGCGTGGACCGATCACGCTCGCAATCCATGACGTGACGCGCAACCGTGAAGGCGCTGTGATTGTTGCCCGCGCGAACCGGCTTAACGTCAACCGCACGGGTGAGACATACGACCCGGAACGGTTTGACATGCTGAGGGCTTACCAGTGACGTGTAGCATCCCCGCAACATACGCCAACTGGACGCATGACGACGCTAAGTCGAATTGCTGGGATTTTACGCGCGTGCTGTTGCTTGATCACGGTGCGCCGGATATTGGAAAGCGCACACCGGAATCCACAACCGCGCGATCCCTTGTGCAAGCCTTCCGGCGCGGCGAGCGCGATCCGATGTTTAGCGAACTGCAAGACCCTGAAGAACTCTGCATCGTGTTGCTTTCCCGTTCGGGTTGGACGCATTGCGGGGTTTGGGTTCGCGATAAAGTCGCGCACCTGACACGCGACGGTGTGAGGCATGAACCGCTTTCACGCGCGCGGCAGGGTTTCGGAAGCGTGAGGTTTTTCAAATGCGCGTGATTATTCAGCAACCGCCGCTTGACGATGAAGAGTGGGAAGTAACGGACGGTGACGCTCGCGCGTTTCTGTTTGAACGATGGTGTGGTGTGTGGCCTAATTCAGCGCGACTTTACGCCGGTCAAGTCAGTGCGGAAAATGACGTAACCCCGCTTGGCGATGAGGGTTGGCAATCACTACCGGACAATGAGACGTTTTACGCCGTGGTGCATCCCGGCGATCCTTTTAGTGTAGGCGCTGCGATAATCGGCGCTGTGATTGTCGGTGTCGCCGCCGCTGTGCTCCTAGCGCCTAAGATACCGGAGGTTGACCCTCAGCGTGGACGTATTCAGTCAAGCCCGACAAACGAGTTATCCAGCCGGACAAACCGCGCGAGGCTCTATGAGCGAATTGAAGACCATTTCGGGACACGTAAAGTCATCCCCTCGTTGTTGGCGCTTCCGTTTAGTGAGTTTATCGACAATGTAGAGTACGAGCTTGCATACCTGTGCGTCGGGCGCGGTGAATATGATATTAGTGAAGTGCGCGAAGGCGACACGCTACTCACTGATATTGACGGCGCGAACGCTGAAATCTACGCACCGGACACATCGCCTAACGACGCCACCCCGTCCCCTGTGACCACAATTGGTTCAGCTATCGGACAGAAGGTCAACATCGTTACGCGAAGTAATTCCATCAACGGGCAGGTTGCTACGTCACCTAACGCCAAGGAAATTCGCACTGTTCAAATGCGCTTTACCGCGTTCGGATTTATCAATCTGGTTGTGACAGACGAATTGGACTTCACAGAATACTTTGAAGACGGCGACAGTCTTTTAATATCGGATTCAAGTTGGACGGGTTCGTCTGGTAGTTATAACTTTGACGGGACTTACACAATACTTTCGGTCGGTGCCACCTCCATTCAACTTAGCAGCCCTGGTTCTGTCAGTTCAAGCTGGGGCTTGCTAAGTAACGAGACGGGTGAGCAAACATCACCTATAACCCCTAACCTTCGCAACAATGAGTCTAACGAGATAGGACCTTTTAGTGTTGGGGACTCTGACACTACAGGGGTTAAGATAAACTTTGTCGCGCTCAACGGTCTCTATAAAGACGATGGGGAAACCCAAACACCGGTCAACGTCGCAATCACTGTAAGCGTCGCCAAGTCTGGCGAGACAACCGAAACATTTGACATCGTGGTGAGTGGTTCGCCGTCGCTTCGGAGTAGTATTGGAAAGACGGCGAATATCACACCGACTTTCAGCGGACCTTACGAGGTCAGCTTTGACCGGACAACTTTCACGCCGCGTGCCGATGGTCTTGTAGTGCAGGATGAAGTGAAAATCCGCGATCTTTACGCCGTTGCACCTTCCGCGTTCACAGATTACGGCGACGTGACAACCATTCTGACGCAAACCGAAGCGACGGCGGGAGCGCTTGCCGTCAAGGAACGCCAGTTGAACTGCATTGCAACGCGGAAGGTCAAAGCGGTCGCGTCTAACGGCACTGTGGCCGGGACCACAAGCGCGACAAGCGACGCTGTGTCTATCCTGCGTCACGTCGCGCTTGACACACACATAGGCGCGATGGATGCCGCTGATATTGACACCGTGGAGATTGCCGCCACCGCCGCCGCGATACGGTCTTATTTCGGGATAACTGAAGCTGCGAATTTCTCTTTCACGTTTGACGACACCAATACCAGCTTTGAAGAGACGGTTCGCACCATTGCAAGCGCCATATTCTGCGAACCTTACCGTGACGCTGCGGATGGTGGGAAGCTGAAACTCTTTTTCGAGAGGGCGACAAGCGACTCAACGCTCATTCTAAATCACCGCAACACACTCGTAGATCGTGAAAGCCGGTCCTATACGTTCGGCCCTGTGGCTGACAAACAAGGCGTGAAGGTGACGTATATCGACAGCACCACAAACAAACCCGCCGTGGTGCGTCTCCCGTCGAGCGGCGTGCTGGATAGCGATATGGAAGATATCAATCTTCTAGGGGTTCGCGGTGACGGCAAGGTCGCGACACTCCACGCGCACCGCGCGCGTAACAAGCAGCTCTACCAGACGGAACGCTATGAAGGTGTCGCAACGTCCGAAGTCGAATTGCTGACACGCCTTGAACGTATCGAGATTGCGGACAGCACCCGACCCGGAACACAAGGCGGGGAGATACGGTCACAGGATGGTCTTGTGTTAGGTTTGGACCGCGTTGTGACCTTTGAAGAAGGTGTGACATACTGGATAGTTATTCAGCATGTGGACGGCTCCACAGAAGTCAAAGAGATTGACAGCCTTTCCGCAGACGGAAGGTCGGTCACGCTGACAGGAGCGCCCAGCGCGACGTTGAGTACAGATTTAGACAACTACGCCCGCGCGACGTATATTATTCAGGCTGCGAGCGAGTTGGGGAGCACAGCATATCTGGTGTCTTCAATAGGTCAGGGCGTGACTAAGCGTGTGGAAGCTGTTATTTATGATGAGCGTTACTATCAGAGTGACGACCTTTACGTAGAATAGGGCCGCTAAATGCCGACTGTTGCCGAAAACAAACTCACTCTAAGCAATCTTCTGGAAGACGCGGCGGACTTCGCGGATGCGATGAACACCAACGCGACAATCACGCCGCGAACCGGCGCGGCCTTTTCGTCCGTTCCGAAACTCATCGCTGATAAAGGCGCGGACCTTGACGCTGAAACCGCAAACGCGGCGCGATGGGCTGCCGAAGACGAAGACACAGTTGTCAGTGATGGTTTGTATTCCGCGCTACACTACGCCGCTAAAGCGTCTGCGAGCGCTGCGAGCATCCGTGAGTATAATCTCGGCACGTTTGCCAACGACGCGGCAGCTGAGGCGTTCGCTGTGTCAAACGGCACACTCGCAGCGGGTGATGAGTATTTTAACACGACCGTAGACCGCAAGCGCGTTTATGATGGTGCGAACTGGTACGAACCCGGCGCACCTGAAGTGACTGTGAGTGTTGCGAACGGCGGGACGGGTGCAACAACAGCTCAAGGCGCTGCTGACAACCTGTCGGGTGCTGATTGGCTCTTTACTGGCACTTTCGGCGCGAACGCCAGCCCGACATTTACGGCAAACGGTGTCACTCTTAATTTGGTCAACCAAAACGCTCAAAGCTGGACCATCGGTCAAAATGTCGTGCTAGACGAGTTTACCATTCGGGACGCCACGGCTGGGGCAACCCGCCTCCACATCGACGACAACGGGTTCATCGGAACGGGTGGGGTCAATAACCCGTTATATAGGTTCCACAACAACGGAACCATGTTTTCGTCTAGTCTGGTATTGACAACTGACCTTGCGGTTGATCACGGTGGGACCGGGGCCAGCACGATACCTGCTGCGCGCGTCAACCTCGCGCTCACAGACATAGAGCTCCCGAACGGGCAAAGCACAGGCGTTGCATCGGCAAGTTGGTCTGTTTCTGAGGGTGACGTTATTCGGGGTGTTGGTCAAGACCGAACCGAGTTGGTGCGTGACGAGAACGGAGGCAATCTTCGTGCTGTGTCGTCTACCGACTTTGTGGAAATCCGCGACCTAACTCTGAACAATAATTACTCTGTGAACGCGGACGAAGGGCACGTATTGTCCCTGACTGACTGCGAATACTTTACGATTGAAAACGTAAGGGTGACCAACTTTGGCAATAACGGCGGAAGCGCAGGGACGGGTATTATTGCCGCCGCGTCCGCTGGCACGATAACGCACGGGCTTATTGACCGGGTGAGGGTTGACGGGGACGTAGCGACCTCAACGGACACAAACGGCGTTCTGATTGTTGACGGGCGCAAGTCGATTATATCCAAGGCCGTGGTTGAAAATATTATTAGCTTCGCAGCAGAATATAAAAACGACACTCGCTATTCGCTTATGTCAGACATTATTGCGGACACTGCTTCGGGCGGGATTGTGTTTGGTCAAAACACAGCCGGGGTAGATGGTGTCGATTATTGTGCGGTATCAAACGCAACGCTAAAGGCTTGCGATCAAGGTGTTGTTCTAGGTGAGGCTACGTATAATGTAATAGGCAATATCGTCAACGACTCTACGTCCGCCCCCGGAACCGATATTTACGGTGTTCATCTATCAACCGACAGCAATCAGAATGTCGTCCATCACATTCTGAATTTTGGCGCGAACGCAGACTTTTCTGCTTATGTTCGGGGCGACAGAAACTATGTTTCGATTGCGGCGCACGATACGGCGAGTGACGTTGTCACTCTGTCTTCTGGTGCCGAAAAGAACTTTTTTAATATTCTTCATCCCGGTGCTAGAACTTCTATTTTCAGCAGCATCAATGATGCGTCTGGTTTTGACCCCGACAGCACTCAAGGAAACGTCATTCACAGCCCGGCGACCGGGGAATATCAAGGCACTCTGTCTGGTCGATATCACTGGAAACTAGACCCCATTGCCTCTCCCGGTTCACTTATCGCGGGGCAGAATGTTGTCTTTGAAAACGATGGTGACCTTCTGCTTACGGTGCGTCAACCCGGTACAAGCGGTCAGGTTGGCGGGCTCTCTATCAATACACCGTCTGGATCAAACTACGCGGGGATGCAATACAATCATCAGGGTGGTGGAGCAAACGACTATTGGCAATTGCTAGTTGGCGATATTGCGTCGTATAGATTTTTCACAACGACTTTTCGTACCGTAACCGACAACACGGCAAGTCTTGGCACGTCTTCTGTCCGCTGGCAGAATGTTTGGGCCTATATGGTTGACGCGACAACTAGCATCAACACAGCGGGCGCATATCAAGTTGGCGGTACGACTGTAATTAACAGTGACAGAATAATTATCTATCGCCCTTACACGATTGCAACGTTGCCTTCGGCTGTGACGGGTGGAAACATTTATGTTTCTGATGAAACAGGCGGGGCCATCCCGGCGTTTTCAGATGGGACAAATTGGCGGCGGTATTCCGACCGCGCAGTTGTCAGTTAAAGGAGGCCACTATGGCTTTAGAAAAAATCACTTACCCCTACGAAGTTCTTATCCGCTGGAAAGATGGCAAGGTTTCGGGGGCGCATTATGTCGAAGCGTCTTGCGTTTTAGAGGACGGCAAAGTGCTGTCGGAGCAAATCGGGATGGCTCAACCTATCCCTGTCGAAAGGGTCGCTGATTTTTACCCAGCCGCTGATGCTCTAGCGGATGTTTCACGCCTTTGTGCCGCGGTGAAGTTTGAGCAGAGCAGAGCCTTGGAGCTAGAACGCGAACGCGACAAGGCTGTTGACCAAGTAAGACGAGCAGATGGCGAGAAAAAAACCGCCGAGGATCGGGTTGACGGACTTTTGCAGCAAGTAAATGTCGCCAACAAGGCCGCCGAAAAGGCGGTGCGGTTGGGGAAAAAAGACCAAGACGCGAGAACGTCTGCGGACGCGGAATTGCGCCAAACAAACGGAGTCTTGCGGGAGGCGCAAAAAGCCCTGCGAGAAACCGAAGGCGAGCTTGCGGAGAAGCTCGAACTTCTCACCAAGACAAAAGAGCGACTGGACCGCATGACCGAAGAAAACACAAAATTGAAGGAGGTAGTTTCGGTCCAACAGCAAGAATTAAAAAGGATTTCAAGTGACTAAGTTTCTTCGCTTTGATCAACCACACCGGGTATAGCAACATGATCCTCTCACTTGTAGCATTTGCCGTTACGGCGCGAGCCGTCTGGATATTGTGGGATAATTACGATGAAATGTGCCCGCGACGTGAACTCCACGAAGCGCACCGTATCTTGCAACCGCCTCCGCGCCAGCCGATGCGTTGGCTTATTGGGTGG